AATCGAGGTACGCCCCATCCAGGGACTGGATCAGTCTGAGAATCCTTAACCGCTCACTCACACTGTCTTCCTCGATCATCGTAAGGTACGAGAGTACCTCGCTCACTGCTATAGGTAACGGCCCGGAAAGTCCCTGACCCCTACCCCTGCTCAGAGTCCAGAACGCTTCAAGGTACCTTCCTGATCCTGTCAGCATTTCCGGACGACTCCGCAAGGACTGCGGCGTAACCCCGGTGCTCTCTTGGACCTCCATGAGGGTCCTCAATTCAGACCCCCACTGGAGATTCCACTTGAGCACCTCGATCAGTTTTTTTCCTGATCATCCTCCTGCACCATCTTGTACGCGTTGAAATCGTCCGAAAGCTGCATGATCTGCTTCCGGAAATCCTTGATGTTCAGAAGCATCTCGGCGCTCTCGCGGCTGTAAGCCAGATCCTTGTCCTCATACTGGACATTCTTCCAATCCAGCAGGATGGTCTCGGCAAGGACCTCGACCATGAGCTTCTCGGAGAGCTTGTCCGCCGCAGCATCCTTGCGCTCAAGCATCTTCTGGTTCCGCTCGAACAGCTTGGAGAGCTTCTTGGCGTATTTCTGGTTGCCTGCGCGAGCAACCAGGAACTGAGCATCGCCGATGTCGACCCAGATGCCATCGGTTTCTTTGGCGGTGTCGGTCGCAAAAGTCTTGAAAATATCCATGAGTCCTTCCTTTTCAAAGTGTCAATACAAGCTCATCGAAATCTCTACAAAGTGAACCTGGAGGGCGCCGATGCGCCCTCCGTCTTACTCCTTAGATACGGTCAATAATGAAGGTCTTGTTTGTGGTCGTGTCCATCAAGGCAGTGAAAGGCATCGTCAACATCACGTCTTGATCAAGACCGCCCGCCTGCACTTTGGCATCATTGAACTTCACCTTCGGGAACTTGAGCGCATAAGCAAAGCCCGTGGTCATGTCCTTCATGGTGAATTCGATCGAAGTCGCGGTATTGTTGATGAATTTGGAATACATCGTACCGTTGGCAAGGTAAACCTCGATTTCGCCCTTGACCTCAAGGGTGCCAGGAACAACCGCAGCATTACCAAACACCCCGATAGCGGTCTGCCCACGCAGCTTGTTATCCAGATCAAACTTCAGGGATTTGATATAGGTACCTGTGATGGCTGAACCATTCTCGAGGACGTTGCCCACTCCTGCCACCGCGTTCATGACATCCCCAGTCTTCGACGGCTGGGCCGTCGTAGAAAGCTGCGTAGCCCCGGTAGGCGTCATACAGTCCTTACCGAGGAACTCAAACGAACCTCCAACAATCGCGCCCGAGGCGAAGCTCATCGACAGTTTGGACAGGTTCATGCCACGGTAGGCAAAGTATTGCGCGGCATCCGTGAAACCTTTCTCCACGGTGAAGGACCGTTGAGTGGTGCTGTTGGAGAGGCGCGTCGAAACAAGGCGGCAACCCGTTACCCCGGTACCTGCGACGTTAGGCAGAGGAGTTGCAGCATCGAGAGTGATGTGCGTCGCATCAGGCAGAGCAGCGACCTTGAACAGCGTGCCATCCGCACCATTGCCCGGGGCCTTCAGGCGAACCCACTGACCGACCACAAGGTGCGTGGTATGGAGGTCAGCGCCGGTCGGGGCCACGCCGATCGTGATCGAGGTGCCGTTGGCGAGCCACGTACCCGACCAGGACACGCGCTGGCACCCAAGGGTATCGATGGCGCAGCCAGCACCCGTAGCCCCACCACCGATCAGCGGCGTCGAGGGGTCAAGGGTGATGACAGTCGCGGTTGGGGAGGTCGAGGCGTGGATCTTGACAATCTGACCGTTACACAGATTGCCCGGGGCCACCACACGGATCCATTGCCCTGTAAAGAGGTTGGTAAATGCGTCGTTCCCCGTCGGAGCCACAGTAGCAGTAATGGCAGTCGCAGAAGCAGATGTTCCGGTAAAGGTCGAAGCCGAAGCACCCAGGGGAGACCAGGTCCCCATCATGGTCGCTTCGAGAAGCTCGTCAAACTCCGCATAGGATGCCTCGAAGTTGACGCCTCCCGAGGCAGACGCGCCGGTCAGAACAAGGTCGGTAACCTGACGATCGCTCCGGAGTTCCTTGGAAGTATCGGACTGGACAGCATAAGTAAGGGACTCGCCGGTAATCCGGAGAGCGCGAGCCCCAACGGTCGAGGTGCTCGGGATCGTGCCATAGGTGGCTTCAGGGGCGTACCTTACCTGAGCAAGGTTGGAAGAGGCGGTGGGCATGGTCAAACACTCCTTTGAGAGGGTTGCGGCAAATTATATAAACATGAGTCCAGCATTGCAATAGCGTCAATTATTGAACCAGAAAGGCACGAGCAGTTGCTGCATGTGCCACCCATCATGCAACTCACGGTGTCCAGGTTTGGGGGTCCCCACCTGCAGTCCCGAAAGGTTGCGATGTTTGAAAAGTCCCACGAGAAAATCGAGATACGACAACCCGGTCTTTGTCCCGGTGCCTTGCTTCGACATGACGGTGATGTCAAACAAGCCATGGACCCGGGTCATGGGCGAGACCCCCTCAAGGGAAGCCTGATCCGCGTCATCGAAGGACAGTTCCACGCGCAGGAAGGCGTTGCCTACCGTGTCCAGTGCAGGGGTGTCCTGATTCTCATAGAACACAGGAACCGAAGGGTAGGCTGTGCTCCAGTTCGTATGGAGATGGCCAACCACCGCGTCACGCGCTGACTCATAGTTCATTAGACGAGCCTCGCTGAACGAAGTTGCTGGATCTGCGCCAACGACAGGTTGCCATAAGTGTTTGCGATCTGGGCGCGGGTCTTCTTGAAGGTCGAGCCACCCATCGGATTCACAGGACGGAAGTTGATCTGGTCGTTCTCGATCTTGAAGGCGTAGTTGTCGCTCTTGTGGCGGGCCGAGGACGAGATGATGATCTTGTCGCCGAGCTTGAACCCATTCAAAGCCACTGCCGCGTTGAACGCCGCGTATTGGATCGCGGGACGCGACCCCTGCTGGAAGGGCTCACCTTTGGTCACACCAAGGGCGCCCTCTTCAAACGTGGTGTCAGCGGAGTTCAGTGACAGGCGCATGTTCGCAACAAAGTCGCCGCTAAACTGCGGGCCGGTGTAGATGATTCGATTGAACGCCCGAACAGCAACGCCGCGAGCGACCTGAGTCACCGCTTTTTCAGCTTTCTTCGCCCAGGCATCCAACTGGGCCAGTGTCTTGTCAAGGTTCTTGATCACTACCATCACGCGGCTCTCAGGTGTAGGGACCAGTACGTCCCCTCGTCGTTCATCGCAAGGATGCGCCATGCGCCGTCCGACAGGTTCAACATATCCTGAACTTTCGGGGTCACCGCTTTCAGGATCATGGCCTGCATGTCGCCCCGCTCATAATTCTCTGAAGCAGGGCTCAAGTACTCAAACGCCGACTGCCACCGCATGCGAACCACCTGCAGGCTCGTGTTGGTACTCGTGTGGCTATCCGACACAGGGTTGTACGTCCGTACCGCGATCGAGCCCGTCTCGACAACGGGCTCCGGCAACTCATCCACCACCGCAGTCAGGAATCCGGCCGAGGACCCGAACACGGTTCGCACGAGATACCACCGACCGACCAGCGAAAACATCATGTGTTCCGACAAGGTCTCGGTCGAGGAGAAATATGCGTTCAGTACGTCGAAAATGTTGGAGGACTCATCAACCTCTTTGGCGCCTTTGACCCAAGCCACCCCAGCATACGCCGAGGTCCCTGGGGCTCCTTGGAGAGTCTGCTGAATGGTCTTGATAGTAGCGAGGCCGTCCGCACGCTGCACCGGGTACCTGTACCGGATCGCGGCATCATCAAAATAGTCAGGGGCTACGTTACCAACAAGCCAGGGCTGCGCCTCGACTATGATCACGCGCCGCGCCGGTATGGCCACACTCGGCGCTGTCGAAATCACGCGCCGCTCAACGGTCGTGCCGTCCCGCGTACTGTCGTCGTACAGATTGAACTGCGCTTTGAACGTCGTGGCGGGGTTATAGGCGTCAGCACACGTCAGGCGGTCGAAGTACGTGGCGGCATCAGCTAACCGCATTGATTACTCACCTGTGACAGGGTCGATCGATGGGCTGACGACCGAGAAAAACGTGCGGGGTGTGGCCGTCACCGAAGTGCTGTTCATGGAGGCCAGAGCCTTGTCCAGGCGGGCACGCATCTGATCGTACGCCTTGACAATCGCAGTCACGACCGCACGATAGGGCGAGTCCGCAAACCGGGATACTGTGGCCTTGCCGTCCGAGATATCCTTCGGCCCAAACATGGGCAGGCTGCTCGTGAGTTGCTTTGCCACGGCGTACGCGGCGAAGATACGCACCGAATCGTAGAACCACTGCTCTGCTGTGGTCCGGGCGCTGGGTTGTTTATTCGATACCGTGACATAGGAACTGGCACAGGTCGGCGAGATATCGTAAAGCTCCCCGGTCAAGCCGATGTCATACACTTGAAGGCTGAGAACATCATCGGGCAACTCGGTGGGAGAGACTCCAAGCAGGGCCCGGACATCTTCATACGTGGTGTAATCGGTCACGGCCATGATGCAGTTTCCTTAGCGGCCCCGGCCCTTGTCGCAGCGCCCTTTACCCTTCTTCTTAGTCATTGGCGACATCACTCAAAAACAATCTTGCCAGCTTCCGCCTGAATCTTGATCCAAGGTGTCATGACTACTTTCTGGCCTTCTGCTGTGTACCGTTGGTTGTTCGTCGGATCAACCATGTCACCATATACAGTACGAATCGAGACAACCTCGTCTTTGGTCTCAACCTTGTCTTTCTTAGCTTCAGCCACACTCGTCTCCTGTTATTGGCAAACGGCCCGCCGCATGACGGGCCGTTTATGCTCATACTACATTGCGGGATTACGCCACAGTCATACCCGTGGTGGCTTCAGAGAACATCCGGTGGATCTCCCACCCAAAGTCGACCCGGAGGGCGGTGCTCCGGCGCATCACGTATGACTCAATAGCCGAGTAACTGGCCGTCATCGAAGTCACCCGACGAAGCGAATAACGCTTGTCAAGGGCCATGATGCTGCTCGCAGGCCAGTTGCTGTCCGTGTTGATGTACAGCTTGACGCGCTCAGGCCACAACGGGTTCGCAACCGTAAAGAGCGTATCCAGACGCGGCGATTGCGGATCATCGGCGGTGATAACCGGCTTACCAGTACGGCCTTCGATCTTCAACGCCGTATCGATGTCCGTCACCACATGGGTCACGGCCTTCTTCAGGGCGCCATCCATCAAGAACTTCATCCACGCCTTCTGCGTAATGATCCCACCCGTTGCGGCGGCGTCATACGAGGTCGTGGTCTTGACCTGACTCAACGACGACAGGGAACCATCACCCGAATCGAGGTCCCCGTTCCAGACCGCCAGCAGCGCAGCCTGAGCACGCGTATTCTTCTCGATGGCAGCCTGACGGGCAATCGACAAGGCAACGAAGTCGATACTGGTCGACTTCAGGGCTTGCTCGGACACCTCAAGGCCGATGCCATACGTCGGGATGCGGCGAGCCACATCCGAGACCGTGATGGTCATCATCGAAGCGGGCATTGCCAACTGGGCAATGCGCTGCGAGTAGCCAGCAGACGGGTTCGTGTAGTCGATCACAGGCTGCTCGTAGCGATCGCCGTTGACACTCTCCTCGTAGCCGATCATGTCATCGACGGCAGTCGGCGCCATCGTCAGGTTGGGCACGAGGGCACTTTCAATCGCCTGGAGGAACACGGCCGGAAAGATGATGCGGGATGCCGGAACCGAATCCTTGGTCACCACCCCCGCTTCCAGACGGGCGTTGCCATCCAGAACTTCAGCCATCGTCGACGGGCGGATGCCGTGGGTCTTGTCCGGCTTGATGAAGATGCCTTCGGACGCACACAACTGCTCGAACGTGGTGCCATACTTCTCGGCGTTGGTCGGGAAGTGGGTGTTCAGGTACTGGGGCAGCGACATGTTCTTCTCAGCCGCAGCCTTGTACATGGTGACATCCAGCGGAAGCTGTTGGGTTTCCCCTTGAGCGTTGATAAACGAAGCCATGTTGTTTCCTCCTTAGTGATTCACGCGTTCAATGACACCAGTGGTGCCAACCGCGCCCGTACCAGCCGAGCCGAGGGAGACAACACGCCAAGCGAAGTATTGACCCGTCTGGGTCGTCGCCTTGCAGACCTTCATCGGGGCCGACAGCGCGGTACCCTTGGCGACAGCGGTGCCAGCAACCACGTAGTCACCGACAGCCAAGGTGCCGGTTCCGGGGGTTGCCTGCAGACCGTCAAACGTTACGGCCTTATAGCCTTCGTTGGCCACGCCGCCGATGGAATAACCATCCGCCGTCGCCACCTCGACCGAGGTAACAATCGCCTCGATCGCGTCACCGGCCGCACAAAGATCAAAGCGGGATTCGCCTGCCAGCTTCACCGGCTTGCCAACCTCTTTCTGATCGACGTTATTGGAAGTACCAGTCCCAGCACCCAAACGAACAGTCTTGACTTCAGACTGAAGGATGGTTTCAACAATCACGAACTTAGCCATTTATGGCCTCCTTATTTCACACGGGTCGCAGCGATTCGCGCCATGTGCAGGGGGTCCAGCACAGGCTCCTTCACTTCGGCATTGGCGGCATCTACTGCGGCGACACCTCCCGCCTTGAACTTGGAAAGAAATTGCGCCGAGACACGTTTGTGCTCAGTAATCACCGCCAGGGGTGATTGAGCACTCAGGTCAAGGGCAGCGCCCCCAAGGGCGACCTGCATGTTGTTGAGCGACTTGGCAGCAATGGCCGCCAGATCCCCCACAACCGCTTCGGACGCCGCCAGGCTCTCGGTCAGGGTCGCAACCTGCACGCGGGCCTGAACCAGCGCGTCATCGCGTTCCTTGACTTGGGCTTGCAGGTACGAGACCAGTTGGTCGTTGCCTGCATGGGGAGCGGAATCGCTTGGGGCAGCAACACCCTCAGCATCTTGGGCAGCCGCAGCTTCGACAGCAGGGGCTTCCATGGAAGCCGCAGCCTCCTCAGCAGCACCCGCCGACTCAGCAAGGGCCGCAATTTGTTGCTCTGTGAGAGCTTGACGACCTGCCATAGTTACCTCCGAGGACCCGGATTGTCCGGTAAAACGAAATTGCTGGGAATTGTTAACGACATGAGCCCGTTTGTCAATAGTGTCTTGTGACAGCTTTGAAAACAAGGAGTCGAAAGTCTCGATACCATCCACCAAACCTGCGGCTACCGCACTTGCGCCGAAGAATTCACGCCCCTGAGCCATGTTCTTGTCGGCCATGTCATAAGACACGTTTCGGGCATCGGCGACGTGCTGAACGAATACGGTATAAGCCCCGTCCAACTGTTCCTGGATCTGCGCTTTGGCCGCATCAGACAAGGGTTCAACGCTGTTGGCCAGCGCCTTGTACTTCCCCGCCCGCATCACCGTAACCCCGATCCCTTCATCCTTAAGAGCTTTGCTTTGCTCCATGTGGGTCGCAATTACTCCGATCGAACCCACGGTCGAGGTCTTTGACGAGTAAACGCTACCGGCCGAGCAGCCAATCCAATAAGCCGCCGACGCCATGGAGCCATCGGTAAAAGACGTCACGGGTTTGATCCGACTGTTCACGGTGCTGACGAGATTAGCAACGTCGGCCACGCCGTTAACCGCGCCCCCACCAGATTCAATGTCCATCAGGATATGGGTAATTTCCGGATCCGTCGCAGCAGCCATAACCGCTTCACGAATCGCAGGATAGGTGCTGATACCAAACGCACGGGTCACCCAGTTATCCCGGTTGATCAACGGACCCCGCACAGATACCACACCAACAGAACCACGCTTATCAAGCAGGTATGGGCTGTTATCTTCCTCCCCCTCGCTCGCAGGAGGTCCGGCATACAGTTTTTCGTCAATCGCCGCATCGATATCCAGGAAGGTTTGCAGGGAAGATTCGGTCCCGGCCCAGACAAGGTCTTGCAGGATAGTCTTGCTCATCGAGGAGCCTCCGGAGATCGCACGGGCTTACTCGGTTTCAGTAGCGAAACCTGTTGGGAGAGTGTCAAACGCAACGCTGGTTGAACCTTCATCGCTCGCAATACCCATGCTGGACATGTCCAATTGTACTTGAATACCTCCATGTGTCCACTCCTCATAAATGGCATGCTTTAACCAAAAGCGGGGCGAACAAACAGTTCCACTGTTTCCCCTTTTCCGCTCCAACCCGGCAGTTCTACGTAAGGTTGAAGAAGGTAGGTGCCGGACACGTCCAGGTCGCCCGTTGTTGTGAGATACCTGATCGAGTTGGCACCGTCGGCCATGGCAGACCACTCAACCACCGCCGTGGTGTTGGGCTTCTGGACAAGGATCTTGCGAACAGTGGCTGTGGAGATGTCGACCCCGCAATTCAGCGAGACTTCTGTTCCCACATCCCCTACATAGACTTCGTACATGTCAGGCTCCTAATGAAGGTCGGATGGCAATGAGCACCGCTTGGTAATCGCAGCAGGTGCGGTGACACTCGTACGCACCGGGCTCTGGATGTCCAGCGCCCTGTTACTGATGGGGGCGGACAACTCCACACGCTCACGCACAAGGCCGTCAGTATAGACAAAGGCCCCGAGGCTTGCCGTAACCACACGATCAGCTTGTATTGCCGCATTAAGAGTCGAAATCACCGCATTTTGAGCAGCAACCAAGGCATCAACCGCTGCCGACGCGATATAATCTGCCTGTACAGCTACATCAACTGAAACCACCTTGGTCTGCCCAGCGCGTACCGCTCCATTAAGAGAAGTCGAGGCCGTGTGGGTGTCCTTGACCGCACTAGAAACAGAGGTCAAGGTGGTATTACCTTGCCTGACCGCCGCTCCCAGGTTAGACTCCTTGGTTCCGGGAGCGGCCACGGCGGCGCCCATTGCCGACGACGTGGTTTGATTCGTACAAACTGCCGCGCCAAGGGTAGCTGTAGCTGATTTCGCCTGCCTGACCGCCGAGCTAAGGGACAGCGTAATGGCTTGTTGTCCGGCCGCTTGAACGTAGGCCCCCAAACTGACGGTCGCCGTCTGCGAGGCCCTAATTGCACCCGTCAGGTTCGCCGATACCATAAAGGCAGCAATAACAACCGCATCCGCCGAAGTCGTAACCGTCACTGCACGCGAAATTGCAGCGTCAAGAGATGCCACTGCACCCTTGGCCTGACGAAGGGCAGCAGTAAGGCTCGCTGTCGCCGACTTGGCCTGCTGAACCGTGGCCGAGATACTGGTCGACGTGGTACGGTCCTGACGAACGGCGCCACTCATGCTCGAGGTAGCCGTAACGGGTATCTGAACCACCGTGCCAAGGTCCGAGGTGGCCGACCGAGCAAGCTGTAGCGCAGCATTCAGGCTCGCCGTTGCGCTCAGGGACGCCTTAATGGCCGCGCTCAAGGAACCTGTAACGAGCTTACTACCAGCAATTGTAATGTTGGCGTCAAACGACGCACTTGCGGTTCTGGCTTGCTGGACTGCCGCGTTCGTAGAGGCGGTCGCGGTTCTGGCTTGCTGGACTGCCGCGTTCGTAGAGGCGGTCGCGGTTCTGGCTTGCTGGACTGCCGCGTTCGTAGAGGCGGTCGCGGTTCTGGCTTGCTGGACTGCCGCGTTCGTAGAGGCGGTCGCGGTTCTGGCTTGCTGGACTGCCGCACCTAAAGAAAGTATTACAACATTCGAAGGCGCCGGGCCCCCGCCCGCATCGAAATACAACGGGCGCCGCGCAGGGGCCAGCAGCGCCCATGGGTTGGCCGTGATGGTGTCCAGCACGGCATCGGGGATGTACTCATCAAACATCGCCCACAGCAGGGGGACAGCATAGCCGCCCACGCCAGCCTTGAAGGGCATTGGGTCAACAAAACTGACCGCCGAGGTGTTCGTGGTGGCAGTGCTTACCTCGCTGGCGCCGTTGTCGAGGCGGATCACCCGGAAGGCATGATCGGTATCGGACACGCTGCGCGAAACGAGGATATACGCCTTGCCAGCCGCCGGCTGACACGGCATGCCGGAGCCGGATACCACGATTAGCGGGCCGACGTAATTACGCTGCAATAACCACGTCCACTGGTACGGGCTTACGGTGAACTTGACGTAGTCGCCCGATGCGGAAAACCCGGCAACATCATTGGTGCCGGCCGGCGTCGCGCGTATGTAAACCAGCGCAATCTGCGTCTGTGGCGGATGACATAACTCACCGACCGGCGTCGATGTGGCGCCGGAAAAGGAATGCACCCCCATCCCATATGGCGTCGCGACCCTGGTGCCGCCAATCTCGAGCGGCGCGGCAGTGTTGGCGAGTATGGCGCGGGAGCGGGCGAAATCGACGACGACACGGGGCTTGTACCGTAAAAAATCGTCGGCAATGCCCACCAGTGCGCCCGGCTGGGCGATCCTGGTCGAGCGCGTGAGGATGCGGCCCATCGGTCAGGACGTGGTGGCGGCGGTGATCTCGGAGCAGTACGCCTCGACCGTGACG